GAGGCGACCCGGTCCACTACCACCCCGCCTGACCGCTCGTTGCGCCCGTCCGGGAGCCGAGTAGGGCCGCCCAGGTCCGGCACCGCGTGCAGGTACGTCAGCACCGGCGGCGGGGTGAGCGGGTCGGGCGCGTCGAGCAGGCGGATGGCGTCGTAGTACTGCTCCGCCGTGGCCGCGCTGCGCTGGCGGAACACCTGCACCAGCGCCATCACCACACGCACCCACGCCGGGGCGGTGTCGTCGATGCGGGTCCAATCCAGGAGCTGCCAGGTGGGTAGGAACTCCTGCAGGAACGCCGCCCGCACCGCGAGCTGGGCCTGGCGGTGCTGCTCGGTGACCTCCGCCGAGGTGGCCATCAGCCCGTCCGACTACCGGCCGGCTGGCGGCTCGACGGGTCGTGGCCGGGTAGCCCCTTCGGCTTCGGCGGGGTGCGGCCGGCGGGCGCGGCGCCGGGGGCGGGCCGGGCCGGGGCGGCGGGGGCCCCGGGCGCGGCTGGTAGTGCGGGGGGCTGGCCGCCGGCGGCCTGGCGGGCGATTTCGTACTGCAGCCGCTCGATCGGGTCCTGCGCCTTGGACAGCTCGATCCATTCCTCGACCTCTTGGCGCTCGACGCCGGGGATGCGGCCCCACAGCGCCTCGACCGGCACCTGCAACATCTGGGCGGCCTTGCCGAGGGCGTCCACCGCCTGCGCGAGGGAGCGGATGGAGGTGTCCTGCCAGGTGACCCGGCCGGTGAAGTCCTGGGCATGCTTCTCGTCGCCCTGCAGCCCGGCCGCGAGGCGGAGCAGCTGCACGTGGCCGCCGCCGGCGTACTTCTGCCGCTCGTAGACCTTCTGAGTGAGGGACGCGCGCGCGGCGGCCAGGGCTTCCGCCGACAGGTTGACCATGGACCCGGTGAGCTCATGGGCCGGGGTCTGGGTGACCGCCGCGAGGGACTCCACGTCGGCGGTGTGGGCCTGGATGAAGCCCTGCAGCGGGGTCTCCGGCAGGGAGCCGAACTTCGTGTCGGGATCCTCGGCCACCAGCACGTCATCCTGGCGCAGCTGCAGCTTCTTGCGGTTGGCGGACTCCTGGGTGTCGGGCTCGGCCATGCCGGTGACCCATCGGATCTTCCAGCTGTTGAAGTGCTGCACCAACATCCGGTCGTAGGACGTTTTGTTGATCCGCGCCGCGAGGGGGATGTGCGGTTCGATCTCGCCGGGGGTACGCCCGTCCAGGTCGAGCTCGTTGGTGTAGCGGACCACCGGGCAGACCGCCGAGTCGTGCGGTTCGGCGTTGATCAGGCGGAACCCGTTGGCGCCCATGCCGGGCCGGAAGTCGATCTCGATTCGGTAGATGATCTCCTCGTCGAACACCAACAGTTTGCAGCCGGAGTCCTTGTGCTCGAGCACCTGCATGGCGTACTCGGGCCAGTCGTCGGCCGCCTTGTCCTCATAGACCGCGTACATCTTGCGGGGGCTGATTCCCCTGATCACCGGCATCGGCTTGCCGAGGAAGTCCTTGCCGGGCAGCGCGGTGGCGTAGGAGTAGCCGTAGGCCAGCATGGCCCGGTGCACCGCGATCTGGCGCTGGTCCCAGCCGTTCTGAAGCCACACCTTCCAGGGCCCGACCGGGGGCTCTGGCTTGCTCGGTCCGGGCGGCGGCGCGTCGGGGTCCAGGGAGCCGAGCTCGTCCGGGGAGTACTTGGCCTTCACCGGGTCCAGGGAGGAGCGGTAGCCATCGACGTACATGCACTGCGCGGTGCTGGTGACCACCAATCCCAACCACGGCACCCTGGACAGCTCGCGCAGCGCCTTGAGCTCGCGGGTGGCGCCGGCGGGCAGCCGGGTCTCCACCGGATCCCAGCGGTACCAGCGGTCGATGAGGTCCAACCTGGTCCGCTCACGGCGCCACTCGGTCAGCATCTTGTCGCGGACCAGCGATTCCAGGGACTTGGCGTCGAGCTCGGCCATCGGGGGTTACCAGACCTTTCCGGAGCGGGGCTTGGCGCTGCTCGGTTCACGGTTCAAGAACATTCTGCGGAGCATTCTGGCCCCTACCGCGCAGACCGCGAGGTCGACCTTGCGCGAGGAGTCGCGTGTTTCCTTGCCGAGCGTGATGCCGTACTTGTTCGGCCGGCGGCGTGCGTTGAGCATGTGGATGCGCAGCACACGATCGCCATCATGGGTAAACGAGCCACTGGCCACCTCGGTAACGAACCGCATCGCGGCCTCGGTGAATTCGCCGGTGCGCAGCGGGGAACGCATGTCCCAGGAGATGGAGTGTTGGCGGTCGCCGCCCTTCACCGCCCACACAGTGAGCTGGCGGCCGAAGAGGCGGTGCCAGTTGTCGATCATGGGCTCCCAGAACCGCTCACCCTCGTCATCGCGGGTGTCCGAAGGGTCGGCGAAGAACGCCTTCACCCTGTAGGCGCCGAACATCGCCATGACCTCCTCGTGGACCTCCTCGCGGGGCACGATCCAGCCGTCCCCGCGCGAACCGGGGGGCTTGGTCCAGGAGGCGATGCGGAACACGTGGCCATCGCTGATGCGGCAGCCGACCAGCCCGGTGGAGTCTTCAGATTTCGAGCCATCGAAGAACGCCACCACGGGCTCATCAGGCATAACTACCTGCCCGGGCGCGGCCAGCGGATCCCAATCCATAGGGCTCATCCAGGCGTCCTCGGCCGCTACCACCTGGTTGTACCAGAACCGCCTCGAGCGGCTCGGCGGGTTCCGGGAGTCCATGATCGACTGGACGATGGTGGGCACGTGCAGCCAGGTCGAGTCGCCCCGAATGGTCTCGATGATCTCCGGCGCGTACTCCGGTGTCAGCGGTGCATCGGCGGCGGCCTCGAGTGAGTCATAGAGCAGGCCAATCGAACCGGGTACTCCCTTGCGGCCGGTCTGCGCGGCTTCCCAGGCCTCCCGGTCGCGCTGGGCCACCGAGTCGTCTCCAGGCTCGTAGGCGTTGGTGATCCGCAGGGTGCGCGCGGTGCCACCGGGGCTCTTGGTGGCGTTACGTTCGATCACGTCGGCCATCTCAGTGCCCGAATTGTTGTCCAACCAGTGGTGCGTCTCGTTCATCAAGGTGAGCGAGGGCCGAGCGCCTTCCAGCGTGGTCGGAGAGCTGGTCACAGCCTGCATAAACCGGGTGTCGCCGAGGGCGTGAACGTGCTCCTTCTGGACCTGAATACCAAACTGGGCGCGCGCCGCCGGCGTGATGAGCCCAGGGAGCAGCCGCATCGTGTTCTTGGTCTGCTCGAGGCTGACCGCCGCCGTCTGGATCCACGCGTCGGGATTGTCCTTGCCCACCGGGTGCCCGTTGTCCCAGTCGGCCAGCCGGCAGTTGCCTACCAGCTCAAACGTGCACAGACAGGCGCCGAGGGGGTCTTTGCCGTGGCCCTTGAGCCGCTGGAAGACCCCGTCCCGGTAGGTGAATGAGCCGTCAGGCTCGAGGGAGTACCACCAGAGCAGGAACCGAGCCTGCTCGAGGGTGAAGCGCCAGGGGACATCTCTGCTGTGCTGCAGCCACTTCCCACAGAAGGCCAGCATCTCCCAGCCGAGAGACTGCTCCGGCAACCGCCAGTGCCGCCCGTCGAGCTGCCAAGTGGGCCCGATCCGAATCGGCGGGTAGCGGTACTTCGGCAGGTCGACGGGCTGACTCAGCTCATGGCGGTACCAGGCCTCGATCTCGCGCAGCTCGGCGCGCTCGTCGACCAGGGGAGCGTTACGCGTTTGGGCCACGAATCAGCTCGAGGCCTTATCGACCCTGGACCAGCGGGCGTTCGCGGCGTTCCGGGCGGCGGCCGAGGTGCTGTCGGCCGCCCGGCCGGTCTCGTCGGGCAGCTTCAACTGGGCGACGAGGCGGGCGACCAAGGCACGGTGCTGTCTGAGTTCGCCCACCATCGGCGCGGCCACGTCCTGGCCTTGAGAGCCTGTAGAGATCAGGGAGCTGTGGTCCTGGTAGGACTCCATCTCCTCGAGCAAGTCGATCTCGCGGCACACAGAGCGGAGGACGAGGAGCTCATCGGGGCGGAGCTTGTAGCCCGAAGTGATGTCGGACCAGAACTGGCTGGCCTCATCGCCGAGCCCTGCCGGCGGTTGGGGAGCGGTCACGGGCGAACCTCCTCGGTGATCAGTTTCGCGCCCTTGGCGAGGTTGCAGCCCAGGTGCGCTAACTGGCTGTTCTGGCGAGTATGGGCGCCACCCCGAACGATCGGTATCACGTGATCCAGACTGGCGCTCATCAGGTCGGGGAATTTGAGCGCCTTGTCGACGGGCAGCTTACATAGTTGGCATACCCAACCATCTCGTAAGTAGATCTCTTTCCGCTGGAAACGCTCATGGGGAACGCTGTTCTTGCGTGCTCTCCGGCGGTCGTCCTGGGCCTGGTTTCGCTCGGGATATCGCTGCCTGCTGCCGGAGTAAGTGCGCCAACCCCATTGCCCTCGGTAGCTCTCTCCTCGAGAGGCGTACTCCGCCCGGTAAGCCTGCTGGTAGGTCCGATTTCGATCACGGTGGTACGCCTTGAGGCAGTCGGCCGCCCCGCACTGCACGCGGCGCGCGCTGGTCAGAGGCGTTTGGCAGTACGGACAGAGCGTCATAGCAAATCAAAGTACACGATCTTGTCAACCGTTACCCAGCGTGTCTTTTGATCTTGGAAAAACTTAGCCCAGGCCGCACGCATGTTTTGGCTCT